CCGCGTTAAGCGCAGGGATGGCCGGGGCACCGTAGTTGGCGGCGGTGATCTCCGAAAAAATGTCCACCAGGACATCCTCGGCCAGTTGTTTGACCGCGCTTGCCACCAGCGTTTCCAAGACCGGGACAGCGGTTTCCGCCGCCTCGCGAGCCGTCACATGGACGGTCTTGTATTTGTGGCGGTTGAGAACCACCGGAACCACCGTGATGGTCGAGTCGGCGTTGTCGGTGTAGTTGCCGGAGAAATCGCTGGATTGACTGGGAGTGCCCACTACCGGCACCCGAACCGTGTCGAGCTTGTCGGCGGGCTCAGGCGAGAAGTTGGTCGAAAACGCTCGCAGCGGAGTGAGGGACGCCATGAACGGCTGGAGCGCGTTCTGCGCCACTTTGATGTCTTTAACGTTGGTGAGGGTGTTAGGCATAGCTGTCGTGCTTCCTTATTGGGCGTTGAGAATGAAGGCTTTCTGCTGGGGCGTGAGATTGCGCCAAAAGACCGTCTGTTCTTTGGGGTCGGTGATGGCATTGAAGCGTTCGAGAAGTCCCTCGCTCTGGAAGTCTCCTTGCGGGGTGACTTGCGCTGGCACAGACGTGCCTGTTTCGGCCACGATCCGCGCCGCTTCGACAGAAGCCCGTTTGGCTAGGTCCTGTTCCCGGCTTTCAAGTTGCGCGTTCTTTGCCGTGAGGGATTCAATCGACTGGCGGGCCGTGGCTAGGTCGTTCTTAAGTTGGTCGCGCTCCTGGGTCAGAGCTTGCAGCGAGGCGGTTTGCCGCTCGATCTGACTGCGGAGTTCATTGGCTTGTTGGGAAGCCTCTGCCAGGAGCGCCTCGCGCGCCACCGCATCCGCTTCGAGCTTTTGCACACGCTCGAGGGCGGCGTTGAGTTGATCTTCGATGGTCATTACCCTCACCACGGTGTCAACCTTGCGAACATGCAACGAACGAAGCCGTGCGATGGCGGTGGCGCGATCTTTGATGGTCCCGGCCAAATTAAATCGCTGGGCCTTGCGCGCCGAAAACGTCTGGCCCTCCATCGCCTCGTCGGGAATCTTTCGCCCTCGAGCCAACACCGCCGCTTTGAAATCCGCCGCAATTTCGTTCACATCACTCTGGAGCCATTCCCGCTGCTCCTCGGTGAGTGAGGTTCCAGGAGTTCCCGCGCTCTTGAATTTCCCGGCGGCAAACACCTCGATCTTCAACCCCTCTTGACGAAATGCCTCCGAGGAATCCACCACCGGCAAAATCACCCCAATGGATCCCACGCGTGCGCTGGGGCTGCAGTAGATGGCATCACATTGAGACGCCACCCAATATGCCGCCGAGCACATCTGGCCGGAAGTAAAGGCATAGACGAATTTCTGCCGTGAGGCATCCGCAACCGTCTGCGCAAGTTCCGGAGTGCCATTGACGGTTCCTCCAGGGCTGTCGATGTCGAGAAAGATGGCTTGCACGTCCTCGCGCTCCACCGCCTCCCGAATGGCGCGGGCGATTTCCTCGGTATCCGTCGCGCCGAAAAGGAGCACCGACAATGGGTCGGGCCGACGTAGCATCGGACCGCAAATCGAGATAACGCCAATTCCGTCTTCGACCGACAGAAGCGGATGGGATTCTTTGGGTGGGATGCTCGCTGGATGATCGAGAAACGCCAGCTGCGAGCTGGCCATGGTTTCAAGAGCCTCCGGAGTGATGAGCCACGGTTGTTTGCGAAAGATGCTGAACCTCACGCTTGCGGTGGGGTGTCAACGGAGCCGGGGGATGAGGGCAAGGCGATTCCCCCAGCTGGTTTCCAGAGCATTTCCAGAGGGATGTCGTATTTCTTGGCGGTCTCCAAAATCATCCGGGCATCTCGCGCCCGGCGCTCCAACTCTTCTCCGAAGTCCGCCCCCAGCTCCTCATAGTGATCCGAGATGGTTTTGAGTCCCATCTCGACATCGGCCCGGTTTTGCTGCGCCTCTCTACCCGCATCCACCGTGATCCGTTTCGGGCAGACACAGGAAATCCTGTGCCAGTCCACCATGGGTTCCAATTCACCGCGCTGGATGGCATCGGCGATCACGTAGGCCCACACCGGCTTCATCAGTCGCTGGATTAAGATAAGCTGGCGGAAGGAAAATCTCCGGTCGGCTTTGGCCACCACCAGTCGCACTCCCGCCCCGGTAATGGTGCTTGAATCTGCCGCAAACTCATAGGGGATGACTCCCAGGGCACTGTCCCGGCGCAAATGAGTTAGGAAACCCGTGAAGGTCGGGCTGGGACGGTTGGACTGGAAACTATCAAGACTTTCATCGGGTTTGAGGGCGACGAGCTTGCCTCCGATAATTTTTTGTAATGCGACCGGATCACTCGATTCACTGCCTGGGGCAACTCCACCCACCGCAAAATCGCCCGACTCGTCCAGTTGGCCCCGAGCCGTTTTGAGCACCCGTGCCACATCGGCGTTGTCTTTGACGGCGTGCTTTTCCAAGGCCAGCAATTCGATCTCGTCCAGAATGTGATTGATCGAGTGCTGGATCGTTGGCGCGTGGCGCACCGCCGTGGCGCTTTCCGGCTCGAATATATGGAGCACACTCTGCGCCGGTAGATCGCGGAACCCATTATCCTCGATGACGCGATAGAAAATCGGTGCTCCGTAGGCATCCAGCTTGATCCCGTCGGTGGTTTCGTCGCCGTAGTCCCCGATCCGATGGGATTCGATCAATTGAAGAGCTGGGAAGCCGTCACGGGTGCGGGTTTTGTGGACAAAAAATTCGCCGTCGGTGTCCATCCCCCGGCAAATGAGAACCTGGCACTCCTCAAAGCTGTAGCGTCCGGTGACTTCACACCGGCTCGACCATCGACGGAAAATGTCCTCCGCCTTGCGGTTCCATGCGGGATCAGGCGATTGCGCTTGAGGTCGGAGTCCATCTCCCACCGAATAGATCGCCATGCTGCCCACAAGCTCGCGGACAAATCCTGAGTTCTTGGTCAAATACCGCGAGCGTCGCACCAACTCGCTGCGCACCCGTGGGGTGAGTTCGTTCTTGGCGTCGGTTGGAGCGGCTCCGGGAACCGCACCTCGACGTGGCGACCAATTGGCCGCCTCATAAGACGATCCCCAGGCCTTGGGCTGAAGAGCGGCAGGCAACAATCGGACAGCGAGCTTCTGAAAGAGATTCATTTTGCCAGAAATTCTCCCACGAATGATTGGGACACCTTGCGAGGGCTGCCGTAAACCTCCGGTTGGAGTTTTTGCAACGCAAACATGCACTCCTCCAAGGTCTCCTTGACGGTCATCGGGAATTGCTTGGACACCGAGGAACCAGAATCACTCCACGACATCAGCGTTTTGCCCTCCAAAAGCAGGCTCTTGGCTCGGCTCTGGATCTCCAGAATCTCTGAAACAGTAAATCCAACCGTGAAAAGTCCTTTGGCCATGCCATACGGCATGTGTCAACGCAGCGGTTGACTCGATCAAAGTCCGACCATACCCTGCGACATGGCTGAACTTTTCACTCTTGGATATGAGGGCACAGCCTTGCCCCACTTTTTAAACGTGCTCCGCACGCGCGATGTTTCAGTCGTTATCGATGTTCGTGCGATGCCCCTGAGCCGCAAGCCCGGCTTTTCAAAAAGTGCGCTCCGCCAAGGGTGTGCTAGTGTTGGCATTGACTATGAACACTGGCCTACTTTGGGCTGCCCAAAACCCATACGCCAAGCCTACAAACTAGATGGGGACTGGTCAGCCTACGTCCGTCAATTCAAAATGCACTTGCCCGAAATTTCCGATGAAATCGAAAGATTGGCCAGCCGATCGCTGCGGGAGAGAATTTGCTTGGTCTGTTTTGAAGCGGATCCCGGATTATGCCATCGGAGTTTGATTGCGACAGCAGTTCATCAATCCTGCCCACAGATTGAAATTGTGCATCTCAACTCCAAAGGTTTAGCTGTTCTTGCTTAGAGCGTGAAGGCTTCGGCGGGTAGTAAACGCCAACAATCAACCATTGATCGGGAAAGCGATGGATAGTCCCAAGAAGAAAGTATAAGTCATTCTTCTCCTGAAACTCCTTTTCTAGCTTCTGCCTGAAAGGTATCTCCCAGTTCTCCCCGTGGCTCTTCTTGCATGTCCAAAATAGCGCCCCAACTTCCCAATCCGTGATTTTGTGCTTGAAGGTGCGAACTCCGGACTCGCACTGGCATTGGTAGATGTAGTGAAAATCAAAAGGGATTTTCCGAAGGGTGATTTTCTTCTCCGATTCCCGGGGATCGAACAGAAATTCTTGTTCCAACTTGGCTCTTTCTTCTTCTGTCCAGTCAGGGGAGTTGGACGGCGTAATTTTTATTCCCAAGATTCTGACGGGGTGGACAAATCCTAATGTTGCTCCTGACTCCTGCCGACATTTTTCCAACGCATCGGGATTGGGATGAATGAGGTGCTGTATTTTGCTAAGACGATGCTGCCATGAGTTTTTCGTTGGAATGAGTTCTCCGATTTGGATTGAGTCGGCTTCAATGTTGAAGCTTTCAGGACGAGCGTCCTTGCTAGCCTTTCGAACACGGGCGTTGATCCATTGCCATTTTTTGAACTGCCGTTTTTTCTCCAGGTCACGATAGGGCAATGGAAATAGCCTTCTTGCTTCTCCCTCACTGTTGATTCCCGCCACACAGGTAATTTCTCGATACTTGCTGCTTGGGCTGGGATAGGTCTTGGCAAGAATCAGTATGTCTTCTTTGTGCCATTGGTGCATTCCAAACTATACATCGTCTTTGGGTGTCTGAACTAGAAAAATGCCTTTCAAAAACCACCCTATTTCAAACCTTCGCCATCACCCGAGCACATCTCGACCCGAGGCAACACGCAACCGGAGCGTGGCAAGCGAAACGCCGTGCGGGAACTCGAAGTGAGGCGGGTCCGCAAACGATTTCCAGTCGCCGCCCCAGACAAGCCCGAGTTCCTTGCCGATCTCACCGGCTAAAGAATACAAGCCAGAGGATCCGAGGTATTTACCCTCCGCGAAGATGCCGATGTCGTAGGCGAGCGCGAAGTTGTGATTGGAGAATCCCGGTCGCGCATGGGTGACGATGCTTCCCGGACGACTCCGGCCTTGCGCATAAAGATCGGCCTGTTGAGCGTAGGTTCGATGGCCGGAGATGATGGATGCGTCCATCAAAGATCGAAGAAGTCGAATGTGGCGCTCGGCCAGCGGTTGAAGACGTTGATGCAGACAGTGGATCTCCAAGCCGTTCCAGGTGCCGCCGAAAATGTGGACCCGGCTGCGCTCGTCAAGATCGGCTGGTTGTGCCGTGCCGACCCAAGCACGTGCCGCAGCTCGACTCATTGGGCCGACGATGCCATCGATCTTTCCTTTGTAGAAACCAGCGTCTCTGAGCTTGGTCTGGACTTCCTGGATGGCGCGTTGTTCGTGACTCATGCCTGCGGGGCAGAGTCAACCGGATCGTCTTGGAAGCGGTCACTGACGTCTATGGTCTCGCCGTTCCTGATCACCATTGCTTTGCGGCCACCCCCGAGCTGGAGCCAGCGCTTAACAATCACGTCGCAGTAGAGCGGATCGAGTTCCATCAGAAAGGCTCGTCGCCCGCACTGCTCGGCACCGATGAGCGTGGATCCGCTGCCGCCGAACAAATCCAAGACGTTCTCTCCGGGGCGGGAGGAATATCCCATCGCCCGCACCGCGAGCTCCACCGGCTTTTCGGTCAAGTGGACCATTGACTGTGGGTTGACCTTTTTGACGTGCCAGAGGTCGGTGGCATTGTTTGGGCCGAAATACTGATGCGCGGCACCTTCCCGCCATCCGTAAAAGGCGAGCTCGAAAGCTCCCATGAAATCCTTGCGCGTCAAAACCGGGTGTTCTTTGTCCCAAACGATGGCTTGGGAAAAGTAGAGGTCGCAATCCCGCAGCGCGCCGGGGTAGTTGGCGAGATTGGCGTATCCGCCCCAAATGTAGAAGCAACGACCGGGTTCGAGGACGCGAGCGATATTGCCAAACCATGCCCGGAGCAATCGGTCAAACTCCTCCTCGGAAACGAAATCGTTGGCCAGGGGTCGATCTTTGGCCCGTAACTTTTTGTGCGTGGCTTTGGAACTTCTCGGATTGCGTTTCAGATCGAACTTCTGGTGGTGCATTGGCTTCCGGGCATTGGGGCTCATCAGCGGACTGTCCGAGCACAGGCCCGCAGCGATGGCGTTGTTGCTGCGGGGCTCGACCTTCACGTTGTAGGGTGGGTCCGTGTTGACCATTTGGATGCGGGCTCCATCGAGCAACCGGTCCAGGTTGTCTGCCTTTGAGGAATCGCCGCACATCAGTCGGTGATTTCCGAGAACGTAGATATCGCCCGGACGAGTGAATGCTTCATCGGGCAGAGCAGGAACAATTGATTCGGTGAGTTTGTCCTCCGGCGGGAGTAGCTTTTCTATTTCCGTGGAGTCGAAACCCGTGAGGTCGAGGTCGATTTGACCGTCCAGTTCTTTGAGGATGGCTGCGATCTCATCGGAGTCTGGTTCGGCCAGCTCGGCCAACCGGTTGTCCCCCACAAGCACCGCCATCTCATCGGCATCCGAAGCGAAGTCCTGGTAGTCCACCGGAACCAGTGGGGTGCCGAGTTTTTGCGCCGCCAGGAGCCGACCATGCCCGGACACGATCAATCCGCTGCGTTTGGAAACCAGGATGGTGTGACGCCAGCCGAAGTATTTGATCGCCTTGGCCAGAAGCTCGATCTGTCCATCCGGGTGTTTGTTGGGGTTGCGTGGGTTAGGTCGGAGTTCGTCAACGGGAACGAGTTGATCGAAGGCACACCAGACTTCGATGCCCCCGGCAAGAGCCTTCGGTTTGATTTCGGCGCATAGCTCAGACATGCCCATCCTGCGGGTGTCAACGGGATGGAATTGACACTTTGGCCTGTGCCGATGGGCAACACACTGGCACTGGACCTCGGCACGACCACGGGATGGGCCATCCGCAAACCCGAAGCGGTGCTCTCCGGGAGTTGGTTACTGGCGACCCCCCGAGAGCTTCGGCATCAACGAAAACTCGGAAAAGAAAGGACCGGCGATCTGCGCTTCTTCCGTCTGTGGGATCGGATCAAGGAAACGGTCGGCAGCCACCAAATTGAGACCATCGTGTTCGAGGACGTCTTGTTTTTGTCGAGCCAAGCGCAGAGCCAACTTTGGGCGTCGCTGCGAGCTGCGGTCTGGTTGGCCTCGGAGTCCATCCCCGTTGCCTGCGTTCATACGGGGACGCTCAAGAAGTTTGCTACCGGCGCGGGCAACGCTCGCAAAGAAGCGATGGTTGCGGCAGTGGCCAACCTGCCGCCGCCGTGGGGGCGTGTGGTGCAGGACGACAATGAGGCAGACGCAATCCTGATTTTGCGTTGGTGGGAGGCTCAAAACGCTGCCCTGCAGTAGGTGTGCCAGCCTGCTTGAAATCTCGTCATTCCGCCGCCCTGCAGTAGGTGTGCCAGGTTTCTCGCAAGTCCTTCATTTCGAGGAAAATAAATCTGCCGAAAAATGTTAGGAATCCCTTGGTCTTTTTTCGATTCAGAGCAATGACATGTCCTCGATGAAACCACCAATCGCACCCGCCAAAACCACCCGCACGACCAAGCAAGAAAAGGCTCTCCAAGCCTTCTGTCACCACCTCGCCAGTGCCCGCGAATTGAACACGCTGATCGGTCGCCACCTCGACGATCACCTGGGCCTCGGACCCGACGAGGTCAATTGGGCCCACGTCGGAGACGCCAGCCGCCTCCACAACGCCCTGCGCGAAATCGCCACCACCTGCAACCTGATCTGAAAGGCCAACGCCATGAACGAGCACGACATCAAACAAGCCCAGGCCGCAGC